GGTCATATATACTATTGACACGCTAAGATATTGTTTTATAATAGATTAGTGTGTCAGTTGTCTCCGACAACTTGATTTATACACATTTAGGCTCAACTTAGGCATTTACAAAAGGAGATTATACTATGGCAAGTCTAGCAGATATCCGTGCCCGTATCGCGGCACAAGAAAATAAGAGTCAAGGCACTCGCACTCAATCAGATAACGCAATTTATCCACACTGGAACATGGAAGAAGGCACCACTGCCACAATCCGTTTTCTTCCAGACGCAGATAATTCAAATACGTTTTTCTGGGTTGAACGTCAAATCATCAAACTTCCATTTAATGGCGTTGTTGGTGATCCACAACATAAACAAGTAGTTGTACAGGTACCATGCGTTGAAATGTATGGTGATAACTGTCCTATCTTGGCAGAAGTGCGTCCTTGGTACAAAGACGATACACTCAAAGAAATGGCAAACAAGTATTGGAAGAAGCGCAGTTATATCTTCCAAGGTTTTGTTCGTCAGAACCCGATTGGCAATGATGTGACTCCGGCAAATCCAATTCGTCGTTTCGTCATTAGCCCACAGATTTTCACTATCATTAAGAGTTCGTTGATGGATCCTGAAATGGAAAACATCCCAACTGATTATACTAATGGTATTGACTTTAACGTTAAGAAAACCAGCAAGGGTGGTTATGCTGACTATTCAACTAGTAATTGGGCTCGTAAAGAGACTCCGCTTACTGAGGCTGAACAGGCAGCAATTGAAGCACATGGTCTATTCAATCTTAAGGACTTCTTGCCAAAGAAGCCTAGTGAGAGTGAGTTGCGTGTAATTAAAGAGATGTTTGAAGCCAGTGTTGATGGTAAGCCCTATGATGCAAACAAGTGGGGTGCTTATTATCGTCCATATGGTGTTGAAGCACCTGCTGGCGCAAGAGCAGAAGAAACAGAAGCAGTAGTAACTGCTCCTGCTAAGGCAGCACCAGTCGTTGAAGATGACAGTGAACCTGCTCAAACATCAAGTCCGGTAGTTGTTCCTAAGAGTACTAATAGCGATAAGGCACAAGACATTTTAGCGATGATTCGTGCCCGTCAGCAAAAGGCTTGATAAGGTTATTGGGGAGAGGTAAAACTCTCCCCGATTTTAACTGAGGATACTACCATGACACTACCAGACGAAAGATACACGGCTCTCAAAACAACAAAGAAGTTTTTAGAAGATTTGTGTGATCCGGGCAAGACGCCCAGAGTCCCATCTTTTGTGCGCGAACGCGCAAGTAGTGCCTTGAAGCATTACCCAACGGATTGGGATATTGAACGTATGGCTGACAAGTGTCCTGAAGTACTTGACAAAGCATCGTTCAATGATAGAATCGCTAAAAAGAATATCATGAAATAAGGAGAATAGATTATGGCAAAAGTAATTAAAATCAATGAAAGTTTTTCATTGACCTACAATAGTAGGGAAGCAGATACTAGTGATACAGTTATGGATTGTACTATTAACTTTGACAATCCTAAAGACGATAACGCTATCGTAACACGATTGAATACCTGGCTTACTGCCATCGGTCGTCCAAACATTACTGTTCAAGTTAAATAAGGAGGGCTTGTGGCTAAACCATTCGATGTTTCAAAGTTCCGTAAAGACATTACAAAAAGTATTGAAGGTCTCAGCATTGGTTTCAATGATCCTACTGACTGGATCAGTACTGGTAACCACGCTCTCAATTATCTTATTAGTGGAGATTTTAACAAAGGAGTCCCACTAGGCAAGGTAACTGTATTTGCAGGTGAATCAGGTTCAGGCAAGAGTTATATTTGCTCAGGTAACCTAGTTCGTCACGCACAACAGCAAGGCATTTTCGTAGTATTGATTGATACTGAAAACGCACTTGATGAAGATTGGTTGAAGGCACTAGGTGTTGATACCAGCGAAGATAAACTACTTAAACTCAACATGGCAATGATTGATGACGTTGCTAAAACTATTAGTGAGTTTATGAAAAGTTATAAGGCAATGCCTGAAGGTGAAAAGCCTAAGGTATTGTTCATCATTGACAGTCTTGGCATGTTGTTGACTCCAACTGACGTTAATCAGTTTGAAGCAGGTGATATGAAGGGCGACATGGGTCGTAAGCCTAAGGCTCTTACTTCACTTGTTCGTAACTGCGTTAACATGTTTGGTAGTCATAACGTTGGACTAATCGCAACTAATCACACATATGCTTCACAAGATATGTTTGATCCAGATGATAAAATTAGTGGTGGTCAAGGCTTTATCTATGCTTCAAGTATTGTTGTTGCTATGCGCAAACTCAAACTGAAGGAAGATGATGATGGCAATAAGATTACTGAAGTACGTGGTATTCGTGCCGCATGTAAGGTAATGAAAACACGTTATGCTAAACCATTTGAACAAGTACAAGTTAAGATTCCATATGAAACTGGTATGAATCCATACAGTGGCTTGCTTGATTTGTTTGAGAAAGCAAACATTCTGACGAAGGAAGGCAATCGCCTTGCATATACTTGTGAAGATGGCACTGTATTAAAGTTCTTCCGCAAAGGTTGGGAGAGTAACGAAGATGGTTGCCTAGACAAAGTAATGTTAGAGTTTCAAAATAATCAATCAAAGATAAGTAATACAACTTCTGTAGTGGAGGAATAACAGAAATGAGTATTACACTAGCAGCCGAAGTATGGCATGCATTAAAAGCAGAAATTGATGAGGCAAATCTTCCTGATGCAGCCGAATCATTTATTAACGTATTAATTGATAATGATTTTGAGGCTTCAGAAATTAAGGCAGAGTTTCGTAGAGATCCTTATGTCATGGATGCAGTAAAAGCATTTGTTGCCTCACAGGAAGAGGAAGAGGAAGAATACGAAGAAGAAGAGGAAGATGAAGATTACGACGACAATTGGTGATGAATGAACTGGTATACCAGAATCACAACTGATTTAAGTGTAATCCCTGACTTCATAGCACATTATGAAGCAGAGTTGGACCAAGCAAAGTGGGACTGTAGGGTAGGTGGAAAGGTAGAGAAAAATATCTCAAACCTACCCGGTATCACAGAGCAGCGTTTCAATCAACTACAAGAAATTGAAGCGGTATTGAATTATCTCAATATACAATTACGTAAGTTAAGACGTAAATACTTTCAGAAGTATCTGGAAGGATACAATCGTGCATTGACTAGCCGTGATGCTGAAAAGTATGTTGACGGCGAAGATGAAGTTATTGACTTTGAAGTACTAATCAACGAGGTGGCACTCTTGCGTAACAAGTGGTTGGGTATTATGAAAGGTCTTGATAGCAAGCAATGGCAACTAGGCCATATCGTTCGCCTGCGTACAGCCGGCATGGAAGACGTAACGGTATCCTAACGTGCTACAAAATACAATCAATCAAATAACTTCATACTTAAAAACCCACAACACCAGTCTCAACTCTAAGGTTAATATCTTAGAAATTAAAGACAAGCATTATAATTACATTTATATAAATTTTTATTACCACAAAAGTCATGTAGAAGTTTTTGTTTATAATATTGACTTTATACATATAAAAATTGATGACACTCCTTATGCATTCTGCGATAGTGTCAAAACTTTCAGAAATGAAATAGACCGTTTGCATTCAGCAAGATATTATTAATATGGACATGAGGAAAATTCTTGAAATGTCATTAGAACTTTGCGAAGGCATGAGTCTTGAAGATTTACAAAAATATCCAAGAGCAGGTTATTTAATACCATTGTTACATGATGCATTGGAACAGGAAGAAAAATGTAATCATGTTTTCGTAAACCATGTTTGCGCAGGATGTGGGTTTACCCAAAAGTTCTAAAAACACTTGACACAAGATATAGACCTGCTTAGACTAGATATTGTGTTCAATAACTTATAGGAGTAACACGTTTATGAATATCAAATTACGGGCTTTTGGACAGGTTATGGGGTCTCTTGCGATTGGGTTCAGCATTATGTCAGGGCTTAACTACTTTTTCAAAGAGTATGCGCCATTGATTTTTATATGTGGTCTTATGATTTATCTAATCTATACAGCATACGAATTGCGAGTTTACCAACTTGAATTTGATGAAAAATTTCCTAAGGAGTAATGTATGATTCCCCCATTATACGTTTGGATTAATATGGTTCTTGTTGGAGTCGCTACTTGGGCAGTCATTATGGGACTGCACTATCTTTTCGGTAGTTGGGGCATTATCATCTTTTGGTCGGGTGTGCTAGCATATCTGCTCAAATTGCTGTATGAAATGCAAGCACAAAATTGACGGCAACGTAAGTTGTTGATTCTTAAAGCCTTTTAGTCGCGTAAAAAACGGCTAAAAGGCTTGACCTTAAGTGAGTTTGGGTTCATAATATCTACATAATGAACGAACGGAGAAATACGATGGATAAGCGTCATGGTGGTGCGTATGATCGCGGTAGTGCTGATAGTTATTATCAGCGTGGTCGCAAGCCTCACTACTATGTTGGGGACACCTATAGTAGCGATATCGTTACTGAGGAGCGTATGACCGCTGATGAAATTGCGGCATATCACAAGGGCTTTGACGATAACGAAGTCAATCAAAATTTTAAGGATTACGGCTAATATGGGATATCGTGTACTGACACCTATGGAACAAAAGTACCAGCCCCGTAAGGGTCTTGAGGGCCCGTTTAATTTCAGTGGTCGGGTGTTGTACTATGATGCCAAAGAGGGCAAGTATTACGATCCTACAACGGATTTCTACGTGGACGACGAGGAGATGAATATGGTTCATCAGCGTCTAGTAGATTGTCTGGTTCGCTAAGTTATTGATTTCTATGGAATTATAGTTGTTGCAGTAGGCCTGCAATTTGCTATAATAGTATTGTTGATTGTTAACTAACGGAGTATCTATGTCTACTGTGCTTGTTAAAAGTGGCTGGTATCGCGGCATCCCCGTGATCAACACTAAGTTTAAATTGGTCAAGGGTTTTCAGATGGGTAAAAAGTCTAACTTCATTACTGTCGAAAACGGTAACGTGTTCCCCAATCAGAGTCACTTGGTTCGCATCAAAGTTGAGGATCAGAGTGATTTTGAGTTTGTTGCTGGCGATGCACCTGCTGAGGTCTCTCAGTTCGTGTCGCAGACTGTCGCCCCTGTCGTTCAGGAGTCTGATGAAGAGGCTATGAATCGTATTGCTACCCGCTTTGCGATTCTTGACGAGATGGCTAAGGCTACGACTAATGGTGGCATTCGCGCAATGATCGTGAGTGGTCCCCCGGGCGTTGGTAAGTCGTTCGGTGTCGAGAATCAATTGGAACGTGCCTCGATGTTTGATCGAATTGCCGGTCGCACACTTAAGTACGAGGTCGTCAAGGGTGCGATGACTGCACTGGGTCTCTATGCGTGTCTATATAAGCATAGCGACAAGAATCACGTACTGGTGTTTGACGATTGCGATAGCGTGTTGATGGACGATTTGTCACTCAACATTCTTAAGGCTGCACTTGATAGTGGTAAGAAGCGCCGCATCTACTGGAACAGTGATTCTAGTATGTTACGCCGTGAAGGCATCCCCGATAGTTTTGACTTTAACGGGTCATGCATCTTTATCACTAACATCAAGTTTGAGAACCTGCGTAGCAAGAAGTTGCAGGATCATCTTGAGGCACTTCAGTCGCGCTGTCACTTTCTTGACTTGACGATTGACACCGAGCGTGACAAGTTGTTGCGCATCAAGCAGGTGCATCGTGACACTGATGGCGGTCTGTTCCGTGACTACCACTTTGAAGGTGATCAAGGTGAACAGGTGCTGCAATTCATGTGGGACAACAAGAATCGTCTGCGTGAGTTGTCGATGCGTATGGCACTCAAAATTGCTGATCTGGTTAAGATTAGCGACAACTGGCGTGCATTGGCTGAGAGTACTGTTATGAAGCGGGCTTGATACTCCGTTACCCGCTTGAGGCGAGAGGGTCGTAATGACCCTCTTTCCTTTATTTTTATTCTGTAAGGTTGTATAATATTATGATGCTAGTCAAAGAAGAATTGGTACAATATCTAACTAGAGGTTACATTCATGTCAGCAGACAGGATTTCCTTTTCTTCAATAATCTTATAAAGATCGCAGAAGAAAAGCGTGTAACAACCGGACAAGATAAGTTGCTTAACAAATTAATTGACAAATACAAACGTCAATTGGTTAAAGAAAAATTAGATGTAAATCATCTCAAAAATTTACGCTGGAACCATGAATTGGTTGAAACCAAAGTAGAATATCAACAGGCTGAATTAAAACTAGTAGATGATCAATTTGTATTACGTTTACCTTTTAATAGAAAATTTATAACAGAATTAAACAGATTGAATGACGATAAGTTTTTTTACTGGGACAAAGCAAAACGTATGTACTTTGCCCCAGCAAATAACTTAGCACTAAAAAATATACTTCCTGTATTATTATCTTGTTTCCAAAATATTATTTTGTGCGATAAGATAAAAGAAATTATCCAAGAAATTAAACAGTATGAAAATAATATTTGGGAACCTACACTTGTAGAACGTAATGGTAATTATTATATCGCTGCCTGTAATGAAATTCTTTATGAACAAATAAAGAATTTAGAACTCAATGATAATAGTATAACGTTGTATGCGTTGAGTAAGTTAGGTGTATGTGTTGAAAATAAATTGTTAGACACACCAGAAAAGGTATTTGCGTCTAATTACTTTGCTAATGTTGATACTTCAGAAGCAGAAAATGTAGCCACTTGGATTAAAAATCTAGGTAAAAATTCTGTGTTTACAAGAAATGTGATGGCACCAAAAGGAGCAGGTCTTCCATTGCATGCGTATGGTATAAAAGTATCACCATTTCAAGACTACGTGTCAGATTTACATGACGATAGTTTTTTATTGGTAATGCGTAATTACTATAGTTTTTATGACATGACCGGTGATAATAAACAAAGATACAGTTTTGGTAAAATAATTTCAATTAAAAACAGCAATCCAATTTTGGTAAAATAATGCAGGCAAAAATTATTATACGTGATGAGGTCAACTGTAAGATTGAAGGTCTTGAGTTAGACTGCCGTCGCGCTCTAATGAAAAAGTTTGAACATGAAATACCCGGCGCACGTTATCTGCCTGCGGTCCGTCTTGGTAGATGGAATGGTAAGGTAAGTTATTGTAGTCTAGCAGGTAGCACATACATCAATCTACTTGCAGATGCTATTCCCATATTAGAAGAATATGGTTACGATATTGAATTAGAAGATTTGCGCGAATATCAAACTAACTTTACATTCGATGAAATAAAGGAAGATAGTTTTGCTAACAAGACATGGCCTAAGGGTCATACACAAGAAGGTCAGCCCATCACGTTGCGTGATTATCAAGTAACAATCGTAAATGAATTCTTAAAGAATCCACAATGCATTCAAGAAGTCGCAACGGGTGCTGGTAAGACTATTATGACTGCCGCATTGAGCAAGAGTGTTGAACAGTATGGGCGTAGTATCGTTATCGTACCCAACAAGAGCCTTGTAGTACAGACTGAAGCAGATTATATCAATCTTGGATTAGATGTAGGTGTATACTTTGGTGATCGTAAAGAGTACAACAAGACACATACGATTTGCACTTGGCAGAGTCTCAACAATTTGTTAAAGAATACTAAAGCAGGCGAAGCAGATATTACCATTAAGGAATTTATTGAAGATGTTATTTGCGTTATGGTTGACGAAGTGCATATGGCTAAGGCTGACGCACTTAAGACATTGCTTACAGGTGTGATGAGTCACATACCCATACGTTGGGGCTTGACAGGAACAGTTCCTAAAAGTGTATATGAACAAGTGGCATTGTTAGTCAGTCTAGGTCCCGTCATTAATAAGTTAAGCGCGGCTGAACTACAAGACAAGGGTGTACTAGCGCAATGTCACGTTAATATTGTACAGTTAAAAGATGAAGTTGAGTTTACCAATTATCAAAGTGAATTAAAACATTTACTTGAACACGAACCTAGACTTGATAAGATTGCACAATTAGTGGACAGTATTAAGGATAGTGGTAACACATTAATACTTGTTGATCGTGTTAACGCAGGTCGCGAATTACAGTCACGTTTAAAAGATAGTGTGTTCATTAGTGGTGAAACAAAACTTACGGAGCGTAAAGAAGAATATGATGAAGTTAAAACAAGTGCTAACAAGGTCATTATTGCCACTTATGGCGTCGCTGCTGTCGGTATTAATATACCTAGGATCTTTAACTTGGTTTTGGTCGAGCCTGGAAAGAGTTTTGTTAGAGTTATACAGAGTATCGGTAGAGGCATTCGTAAGGCAGAGGACAAAGAGCATGTAATGATTTGGGACATTACCAGCGATTGCCGTTTTGCTAAACGTCATTTGACACAACGTAAGGCATACTACAAGGAAGCAAGGTATCCATTCACTATGGAAAAACTTGACTACTAAACAAATTTGTCGTAATATAACAACATGAGAATACTAACACTAGATAATAAGGCTTATAATTTAGAAACACTTCCAGAAGAAATTGATGATATGCGTTTTGCGATATTGGATAATAGCAATCCACAAAACGTTGACTATCATTTTATACCACTAATCTTTTTGGAATCATTTAACAGTCCTGCACTTGTATTAAAGATTGGTAAGCACAAGATTAAGATGCCACTAGATTGGCAAATACTAATTGGTGAAAAGGATCATGGCGATTTAGAAACATTGCCATTGAGCAGTTTAAATGATCGCGGCTTTAGTGCGTTTGAATATAATCCGCTAGGTTCATTCAGCCCTACCTTTCAGACTGTAGAGATATTAGATATCTACAATGACGTTACATGGTACAGTCCTAGATTACGTAATGGACAATTCTTGTGCGTACCATTGACTGATGACCCTAAACCGCAGTGTGTTTATTTCGTAAAAGAAATTAGTCGCAACTGTGAAATCGTTGACTATAATCAAGTATTCTGAGGTAAAAATACGATCATGAAGTACGGTATACAAATTCCACTCAATGAAAATATCAACGACTGGTTGTGGGTCACAATTGGTGACAGTAAGTTTCAGTTAGAACCCATGTTATTTGAATATAGGGAAGATGCAGAAGAATATGCCTTGAAAGTATGGGGTCCTAGTGCTAAAGTAGCAGTATATGGCGAAGAAAGTATTACCAACTGACGAAAAATTTGAGAAGCAGGACTTTGATTTGTTTGAAGCCCTAGCCGCCATTGATCGTAAAGATTATGGTTACTATGATCGTCTTACTGATGAACAAAAGAAAAAATTTGTTCCCTATATGATGACACTATGGACAAGTGCTATCAAAGGTAACAAAGATTTACAGGCCTATTATTTACAAAGTACTGAGTATCACGCAAACAAGTATTTGTTTAATGAAAACGTACAACAGCATCCTAAATTACAATGGATGATGCTATGCGCAGCAAGCCCGGGTATGGGCAAACAGTTTCATCAATGGATACCACATATCAAAACTGCTGTAAGTACATTAAGTGAAAATGCTAAAGTGAAAGATGTTATTGAATACTATAAGAAAATTTATCAGGGTATAGATGATAACTTAATTACAGAAATCGCTGGATTATATGTAGAACAACAAAACAAAAAAGTTTATCTTGCTGAAAGATTCCCGCATTTAAAATATGACGATATCGAATTACTCAACGAACTTACTACTGATGAAGAAATCACAGAGTACGAAAGAAACCTCGGCAACTAAACATATCTGCGAATTTTGTAATAAGGAATTCGTAAGAGAAAAAAGTATGCTGACACACATGTGCGAAACAAAGCGCAGGGTCCGCGACCAAGAACACAAGGGAAATCGTATTGGTTTTCAATGTTGGATAGAATTCTACAAAAAGAATACTGCTGGAAAGAAAGTGCGTACATATCTAGACTTTGCACAGAGCAGTTATTATACCGCGTTCGTTAAATTTGGAAATTACTGTTCTGACGCAGGCGTTATAAATGTCAGTAAGTATGCAAACTTTCTAATCAAAAATCAGATTAGTGTAGATAAGTGGGCTAGCGATAAGCAATACACAAATTTCCTTGTAACTTTTTTAAAGGATGAAGATCCGTTGGATGCTATCGCACGTAGCATTGAAACAACAATCGATCTAGCACAACAAGATGGCATACAGACAAAAGACATTTTAAGATATGGTAATACCAATCGTATCTGTTATGCTATCACTAAAGGCAAGATTAGCCCGTGGATGTTATATCAAAGTGAAAGTGGTGTAGAATTCATGGGGAAACTTGATGAAACACAGGTTAAAATGATATTAGAATATATTAATCCAGAACAATGGGCAATTAAGTTTAAGCGTAATGGTGATATCATTAGTGAAGTAAAGGAGTTGCTACATGCCGGTGGTTATTGATAACGACAAGTACATAGTTAGAATACATTGGAAGCGTTATAACCAAAATTGGAATCAAATTTGTGCCACTGCTGTAGAATATTTTGGATTGCCCGGCGACAAATTTTATACTACTGTAAATAAAGATTACATGGACTTTCACTTTAAAGATGAAGTAGACGCAATGTGGTTTAGTTTAAGATGCGAATGAACGATTACAAAAGTATATTGACTGAAGGTGAGGGCTATAAAGTTTTACCCAGTTTTATACCTAGAAAGTTAATAGACGATTTTAAAAATCGTCTTGTAGACCTTTATCCTGTACGTGCTAGTAGCAGTACTAAACAATACGCAGAGCGCGATGCTATTAAAGATTTACCTGATATTAGTGTATGGTGGAGCCAATTAGTACATGACATGCCTGAATCACAGGCTATACTTAAACTAGTAAATCCACTAATACAAGCACACTTTGGTAATATGGAAATGTATGCTAATGATACTGTATTCATTAGTGCTGATAGCACATGGATGAACCCACATATAGACACACCGCATAGATTTAAGAAATACAACTACGATAAAAGATTGTTAGGCATACAGTGTATCATATCACTAGACCATATTGACAAAAATAGCGCAAGCACAGGTGTTGTACCCTATAGTCAAAAACGTGACTTTGACATAGGCAAGTGTTACAGTGGCGACTATGATCGTTGGTTTAAAGATAATTGCATACAACCAGACATGCCCGTTGGATCCATATTGTTTTACAACAGTCGTTTATTACATAGCAGTATGCCCAATCCAAAAAGTGTAGAACGCCCGGCTCTCTTGTACAATTACCTAGATCGTAATATAATTACTGAGATAAAGCCAATAGATAGTGTTTGGAGTAGTAATGGTTAAAGTCCCTATAGACTTTCAAGATTACGATGACGATGATCCAAACATTGAACGTAGAACAGCACGTTGGAAATTTTGGGATATTCTTAAACAATTAAGAACAGAATATATGAAAGAAAACGTAGAGTTCCATGCTGAAGATTTTGTTGAATGGATTGATGATAAGTTTGGTATTAAACTAAACATGAATGCTACAGGGATTACAGACGAATATATTGTAACAGACGAACAAAAATATATTGTTTTTAAATTAAAATATGGCTAACGATTTAATGATCGACCTTGAGACACTTGACACAAGTCCTTATTGTGTCATCTTAACTATTGGCGTTGTAAGGTTCGACCCTAAAGGTAGTGGCGTAGCTGAAAAATGGACGCTACGCCCAACTATCGAAGATCAAACAGAAATATATAACCGTATCATTTGTGATAGTACAATCAAATGGTGGAGTCAACAAAATCCCGCAGCATTGGAAGAAGCATTCAGCGAAGAAGGTCGCACATCATTTAAAGAATGTATGGAAGAATTATACCACATAGGGTGGAATCGTAGAGCAGTATGGAGTCATGGTGCTCCATTCGACGTTGTTGCTTGCGAAACAGGTATGCGTCAGACTAGCGAACGACCTAATCCTATACCCTGGCCATTCTATACTGTACGTGATACACGCACATTGTTTGAAATTGCAGGTGTTAAACTTAAAGATGGTGGACATATCACCACGCACAAAGCAGTAGAAGATGCTGAACGCCAGGCTATAGTTGTACAAGAAGCATATAGCAAGTTAGGACTATGTTAAAACTGGGAGTTTTTGGCGACAGTTTTGCACAATGTAGTGTAACGTATAGTGGTTGGCCTGATGATTTAAGTAAAATGATAAATTTGCCAATAGATAACTTTGGTAGGGCTGGAACTAGTTTATGGTATTCCTATAAAAAGTTTCTAGAAAACTTTAAGAATTACTCACATATAGTTTTTACGTATACCAATCCGCATCGTTGGGCTTCACTACCTGACCATTTAGTAAAGTGGGCCTGGTTAACGAATCAAGAAAGTATTGACATGGCATTGAGTTTGTCTGAATCTACAAAAAAGCAAATGACAACTTTGCTAGAAGCACATAAAATATTGTTTGACCCTGATTTAGATATCTTTTTATATCAACATATCTTTAATCAGGTAAATAAAATTTGTAAAGAAAATAACATAAAAATTTATAATGTATTACCTTTTGAAATTATTAATATACAAGAAAAAAGACATAGATTTCTTTCTTGGTATACGAACCATAATTCTGAAAAATTAAACAATGAATACTTTATAGATTTTTCACTACGTAAAGGTCCTTGTTTAGTTAATTTGTCTTTAATTACATCAGAAGAAATGAAACAAAAAGATGAATTTCCTAAACTTGATTTCATTCATAAGGTAGCGGACATTCGCGGCTGTCATATGAATGTTACTAATAATAAAGTTATAGCAACAATATTAACAGAGAATTGGGATAGTACAGATAATAAGGTTATTAATACTTATAAAGATAGTAGATTAAATTTTGAGCCAAAAGAATTAATTGAAATGATAGATGCATATGAAAATAGAAAGTGACGTAGATATTGATCTTGGAAATCGTGATCTACTATTAGAAAAGATCAAGCATGTACCTGCGGCTATGCGTAAGGTTGAACCTATGCGTAAGCATAATACTGGTATACATATTACAGAAATACCCTATGATCCTATACAAGATATGGCAGCGATTGATTATAACGAAGCAGAAGAACGTGGTTATTTTAAGTTAGACCTTCTCAACGTGCATGTATATGAAAAAGTACGCGATGAAGTACATTTAGTTGAATTGATGCGCGAACCAGACTGGTCAAAACTAAATGATAGTAAGTTTGTTGAACAACTTATTCACTTAGGCAATCACTATAATACAATACGTAAGATGCCTGAGCCAGTAAATAGTATTCCAAGACTGGCAATGTTTCTAGCAGTCATTCGTCCAGCAAAGAAACATTTGATTGGACTACCTTGGAGTGAAGTAAGTAAGACTATTTGGGAGCGTGAAGAAGGAACGTATAGTTTCAAAAAGAGTCACGCAGTTGCCTATGCGCATCTTGTCGTTGTACATATGAATTTATTGGTGGAACATGGAAATTAAATTATTAGAAGAAGGTGATGAACAACTACGTAAGGTTTGTGAGCCTTATGATTTTGAAAAGGAAGGTGACCCCACTGAACTAGTCAGAGCAATGACTAAGGTTATGTTTGAGAATAACGGAATTGGCCTTGCTGCCCCACAAGTTGGTATAATGAAAAGATTGTTTATCATGGGCAACGATCAGAAATTGTTTGTCTGTATTAATCCAGAAATTGTAGTAGGTGAAGGCGAGGAACGCGATATTGAAGGATGTTTGAGTTTCCCCAATTTATGGATGCGTGTTAAACGTTTTAAAACAGTAAAAGTACGGTATCAAATGATTGACAGTAAATTTACAGAAAATACATTAGAAGGATTAGTGGGTCGTGTGTTTCAACACGAATTAGATCATTTAAACGGTATGTGCTTTGATAATAGAGTCGGCCCTGCAACACTAGATTTGGCTAGAGAGAAGCGTAGAAGAAAATCAAGATAATTTACGTACTAAAGTAATACTCTTTCTACGTATACGTTTTTTATTAAAGTCACCTAAACTGATCACTGGTCCGTGAACTAGTACTAGATTCTTATTATTAAAGGTTTTAAGATAGGGTTTAAAAATTATCCATTCTTCACGCAGAAATATATTTATTGGGACTTGACGATTACTTTCCCACCACCATTGTTCGCCTAATTCAAGGAATTTCTGTTTGATGCGTGTATCTACTATAGCACCGTAATCATAAATCGTTGTATAGGTATCATCACGGTTCTGCATTATACCAACATAGTCTTGGCTCGCAACGGAACAGACCGTTATGAACGGGTGATTTTCGCTGAGTTTTTTAAAGAAATCTTTAGGTAACATCGTGTAATAACTTAGTATTATTTACTCACGATAACCCAGAAATAAATTTTACTTTTCCATAGACTAAATATTATGTAGGAGCAACGATCTGTGACAGTCACTAATGTAGGTTATTCAACAGCAGTATTTTATTTTATACAGCGTCAGATCGTAGTCCTATTATCAGGAAATAGTCCGAGGGCCTTTATGCCAGTATATGCAAAAACAATGAATCTACACAAAGGTGTAGATAACAAATTACAGTTTCAGTTCTTAAATCAAGAACAAAAGCCCGTAGATATCACAGGTAAGAGCATTACTTGTCGCATTATCAATTATAACGGTACAGAAGTACTGATTAATAAAGCACTAACACTTGAACTTCCGTTAACAGGTATAGCTTATCTTTATTTGAATGCAGCGGAATTGGAAGATATTCCTGCCCAAAAATGTTATTATAGTTTAGAGATACCCGTAGGTGATTTTGATTATCCTGTATTTGTTGATCCAAACGCAGGAGCGCGTGGCGACATCAATATTCTTAATAGCGTATTACCAAGTTTCGTACCAAGCCAAGTAATAACTATTCCAACAGGACAAGCGTTCCCCAACTTGGATCCTAATATTAATTCTAATAATCCATTAACAAATGCTAACACATATTACAGTTCCATTATAAACACACAGGACAATCCAGTTTTAAGCATACAGGCTAAACTTGATGGTTATAACGGTGACGTAAGTATTGAGGGGACCTGCAACCAACAATTAACTGATTGGTATCCAATTAATACTGATAGTTACGAAGATAAGACTGCTACTGTGGGTTATACTATACATGGCTTCCATCCATTTGTAAGAATGGTATTCACAAGTAATGCAGGTGTGGTTACAAATATTTTGGCAAGATAACCAATACTATTTGTTTTTGCGCAACACTCTGTTATAATTAATGAGTGTTTGATATTCTTCAACTAATTCCAGGCAAGAAAAAGTTAACGCAGAGTGGTTGGCATAGCTTCAACGCTGTGTGTTGTGGCTATCGTGGACATAAAGCCGATCGACGAGGTCGTGGTGGTATAAAATTTAGCAGCCCTGATAATTGGAGTTATCACTGTTTCAATTGTCAATTTAAATCTGGTTTCACATTGGGCAAACCATTGACTAAAAATACAAGACAATTGCTATCATACATTGGTATAGACAAAGAACAAATTGATCGCTGGAGTTTTGAAAGTCTACAACATAAAGACCTACTTGATTTTGTAAATGTAAAACGTGAAAAGCGTAAAATAAAATTCAAAGAATTACCATTGCCAGTAGCAGAATTGATTGATATAAGCAATGCTAAACACAAAGTGTTTGTAGATTATTTGAGTCGCAGAAAGGTTAATGTATCTGATTATCCATTCATGGTTACACCCGACGAAGAAGGAAGACAAGCCAATCGTATCATTATACCTTTCACATACGAGCATAAAGTAGTTGGGCATACTAGCAGATATCTTGATGATCGTAAACCAAAATTTATCAGCGAACAACAAGGTGGATATTTGTTTGGAGTTGATTTGCAAAAGCCAGAATATAATGTTTGCATTGTGGTTGAAGGTATATTTGATGCATTAAGTATTAACGGTTGCGCATTGACTACAAATAGTATTAGCGACGACCAAATAGAAATATTAAAACAACTAAACAAAAAGATTATTGTAGTACCCGATCAAGATAAATCGGGGCTAGAAATTTGTGATCGCGCATTAGATAATGGGTTCTATGTTAGCATTCCAGAATGGGATGATAATATTAAGGACGTAAATGATGCTGTAATAAAATACGGCAGACTATCTACATTGCTAAGTATTTTGCAGTCGGCCACAAATAGTAAAATTAAAATAGAAATGAAGAGGAAGCAACTTGATAAACGACTACAACATTGATGTACAAACATTATTCTTGAATATGATGGTAACTAACGCAGAGTTATATACTCGCGTTATGAACATTATGAATCCAGAAAACTTTGATCGACGTTTGCGACCAGTGGCTGAATTTATTGTAGAGCATAGCAAGAAATATAATGTTATGCCCGAGCCAACACAGATCAAGGCATCGACTGGGTTATCATTAGAAAAGATTGACGAATTAGATGAAGGACATTATGAATGGTTCCTAGAAGAATTTGAATCATTCACTAAACGACAAGAACTTGAGAGGGCTATCCTTAAATCGGCAGACTTGCTAGAGAAAGGAGAGTATGATCCTGTAGAGAAACTGATCAAAGATGCTGTTCAGATTTCTCTACAGAAAGACATGGGTACAGATTACTTTGCCGATCCAAGAGCAAGATTGATGGCATTGAAATCTAATAATGGTCAGAACAGCACAGGCTGGCCCACACTTGACCAGAAATTGTACGGTGGATTCAATCGTGGCGAACTGCAAATCTTTGCAGGTGGTAGTGGATCAGGTAAGAGTTTGATCATGCAAAACCTAGCAGTCAACTGGGTTCAGAATGGATTGAATGGCGCATATATCACACTTGAGTTGAGTGAAGGTCTGTGTAGTATGCGTATTGATAGTATGATGACTGACACAAGCAGCCGTGAGATTTTCAAAGATATTGATAACGTTGAAATGAAAGTTAAGATGTTGTCAAAGAAGGCTGGTCATTTGCGTATCAAATACATGCCAGCACAAAGCACAGTCAATGACATTCGTGCATATTGTAAAGAACTACAAATTCAAACTGGCGTTAAGGTAGACTTCTTGTGTGTTGACTATCTTGATTTAATTATGCCAGTTAGTGCTAAGGTCAGTCCTAGCGATTTGTTCGTTAAGGACAAGTATGTTTCAGAAGAATTGCGCAACCTAGCAAAGGAACTGAACGTACTATTTGTAACAGCAAGTCAGTTGAATCGTAGCGCAGTTGAAGAAATTGAGTTTGATCATAGTCATATCTCAGGTGGTATCAGTAAGATCAATACTGCGGATAATGTATTCGGTATCTTTACAAGTCGCAGTATGCGTGAGCGTGGGTTATATCAGATTCAATTAATGAAAACACGTAGTAGTTCGGGCGTAGGTCAGAAGATTGAACTTGCGTTTGACGTTGAAACATTAAGAATAACGGATAATGGTGAAAGTGCCCCAAAACCTCAAGCATCAGGCAGCGAATTATTAGCACAAATTAAAAGTACAAGTCAAATAACTGCATCAGACTCGCCTACAGAGCAGGAAGCACCTAAAATAAACGCTAATGTTCAGGCTGCAAAACTAAAAGCATTGCTTAACAATTTGAAGAAGTAACACTCAAATCCTGATAAATACTATTAGGACAACACAATGCAAAAACGTACTAGAAGCCTGCTTGAGGAATTGGATTCTATATCCTTAAACCGTGACGTACCACACTTAATTGAAAGTCGCGGAAATAACATAATTAGTAGCGCCATAAATTTAATTGAATTAATTAATAAACATTATAGTAAGGAAAAGGCTGAACTATTAGAAAAGAAATTATTGAGCGCAATTAAAAATAAGGATAAAAACCGTTTTAGCAAAAGTATAAAAAGAGACTAATATGCGCTATCGTGAAATAAAAGAGGCACAAAAACCAGCAGGCCCTAAGTTTGGTACAGACCAGAGATCAACTTTTTCACGATTTATCGACCAACAGTTTTTTGGTGGTCAGATAGGCAAAGATGGTACAGGTTTAAGTAAGTACGCTACTAGCGACTTATGGCAATTTCAACAACTCATTACCAAAGAGTTACAAAGTGCAATTAATTCAATCGTTACTAATCCAAATTTAGCAGATCAACCATTACAAAAGAATTTAGAAAGTTGGTTCACTAAAAAATACCAAGCGTATAATCCTAATTATGTAGAGCAACTAAGAGAGATAATCACTAAAGTTGTTAATGCCTTTGAACAGGATGGCAAAAAGTTTGGTCCAAAGTTTACAGCAGCAGCACAAGAATATAGCAAAGAAATGTATGCTATGATGAAGGATACTGAACAAAAGAAACAGGCTGCTGACATATCTGGTGCCGAACTAGGCGTACAACCTGCAGATTCAAGAAATCCTAATGCACAACAATCCGATCCTGATCAAAGTTCAATATTAGGACCTGACGGTAAGCCATTGAGCCAACAATCACAACGTAAACAAAAAACAACAAAACAAAAGCAACAAGCCCAACAAACACAGCAATCTGACACACAACAATCAACAACACAACAAACACCTGCTCAATCTACGATTTTACAAAATCAAGGGTTATTGAAATCAATACAAGCATTAAGCAGCGATATGCTGCAAAAATTAAAAGGCGTATTGTCAAGTATAGTTCGTAGAAAGCAACCTGCTAATGAAGGTTTAGGAAGTTGGTTAGGGCAAAAGGCATCATCATTAGTTAACTTTGGCACTGATACAAAGAGAGCGTATCAAAAGGGTAGAGAACAAGCTAACCTAATGGATTATCAAGAAATATTACGTCAGGCTGCAACACTTAATCCAACAGATGCTAAAGCATTATTAGGTTATGTTAATAGTATAATCAAGGGTAATGCTCCTGCTAAACCAGCAGCACAAAAACCCGCTCAACAGGCTGCGCAAAAGACACCACAAAAACCTGCTCAACCTACACAACAGCCTACGGTTGATAAATTAAAATCTAAACCAGGCATAAACCCAGTAACTGGAAAACCATTTGCTAAGGGTCAACCTGTATCAGCGACCCCACAGGGAGGTGGTAGAGTTAAGGGTGCGGGCTTAAGTCAAACACCAAATGCTATACGTAAACGTGAAGCAAGAGCGGCAGCAAAGACAGCACAACAAACCACAACACAAGCAGCCCCGACTACAACTAAGGCAGCACCTCAGGGTGATGTAACACAAAATTATCCAAACATGCAGGTTAATGTTAAACAACCTGCACAACAGGGTCTCAATGTTAAAATGCCTAATGTTAAGATGCAGACTATGCCAGGACAGAAGCCAGCGGCAACCGCACCGGCTCAACAGCCTGCAACACCACCTGCAACACAGCCAGCAGCACAGAAACCTGCTGTTAAAAAAGCGGCAGCCAAACCAAGACAACCCAAAGCAATGCCCCCAATGTCATGGGGCGGGGAAAAATACACAAAGGGTCCTAAAGGTTGGGTAAATAGCAAAAACAAACTTGCAGATCAGAATACAGCAAATGTATTAGATCAAGCAGCAGCAAAGTACTCTGCCCCAAAACGTAAAGCAAAAACTGCCCCTGCAACAGTCAATGAGCAAATAAACATAGTAGAAAAGTATCTACGTTTGCTTGAAAACCGTTTAAATTAATACCCAATCTCCACGTTTTTTTGGATACGGCATAAATACAAGTAGACCTCATTGAAGGTCAAATAACAAGGAGATTACAAAATGGCACAGTTCACTAAAGTCAATGGCGACTTCCAAGGCGTCATCAATTATGACTCATTCGCATATACTAATAACGGTTTAAACGCAACATCAGCTAACATTGCAATTCAGCCACAGGGTCCAAAGTTGGACTTCTTCACTGTAACTGCAACAGGTGCTTTCAGTAACGCACAAGTAGCAAACATCATTC